AATATATACAATGCACACTAAATGTGGCTTGACATCATACCAGTTGTGTGGTTTTAGCACTAGATTTCTATAAGATATTAATTATATCAGCTGTATGAATAAACTAATCAAAGCGTTTGTTAATTTCTTTGAAGATCCAGATCGTGATGTTAAAGAATTTTTGCAAACAGAATACAAAGAAGGCTGGTACTGGGCTTATACCTATTACAAAGAAAGAGGTACTTTCCCTTCATCTCTCTCAATAAGAGTCTGATCCTAAGAATACTTCGTGTTCATCAGGCTCTTTGAGCCTTTTTTTCCTTAAAAATATATTCTTATTGATCCATATACGAAGGATCCACTTTCCAGTGGTCCGCACAAACGAAATAATAGTTCCCATGTTCTCCTTTTAAGGCAATAGTCCCCCACTGTTGGCAGACATAACACACCTTATGCTTTATCTGTTCTTCTCTTGTCCAGTTTAGTATCTGTGTTTGGTTGTAGAGCTTTTTGGGACTCTGTTGTTTGTTTGACATCTCTCTCTCCGTACACATACAGTTTTTTAACCCCCCCACCCCCTGTTTGTTAGGAGAGATCTATATTCACTTTAATCTCACCGTCTATCTGGTGAGATACTCTATCTGGGGTGCGTAGTCCTACTCTGTCTAGTATATCTTTACTAGCTTCGAGTTGCACATACTCACTGCGTGCGTTGTTGCTCAAATGGACTAACTTGTGTGATGCAGTTACCGCTCCCAGTCCTATAGTTCGTGCCACTTGATCCATCATGTACTGCTGTACCTTGGGGATTCGTAGTGTACGACTAGCAGCTACTCTGCCTCCGTCTTTTGTTGAATATCCAGCCTTAGTGGCTGCTTCTCTGATGCTGCAACCCTCAGCTACGATAGTATCTACTAACGTCTTTTGCTTGGCTGTCAGCCCATACTTGTTGTTGGATAACTCGTTGCCCACCTCTTGTTAGATATAGACTCTGTTTTCCCTTGTCAAGACAATTATAGTCATAATATATTACTTTACTGTTATGTCGCTCCAATGTCCTACTTCACCAGCTAGATCTTCATCACTCAATGATAAATACACTTCGTGTCCGCTCGACAGGCTCGCTATTTATCATATTCGTTCTCTCAGATCTCTGTCTGGTTTCGTGTAGGACAAAGTCGCTTATCTCTCTCCCCCCTCTCCCCCCTCAAGGGGGGTAACATTGACTCTCAGTCAGCTGGCTCGGCAAGGGCTTGTTGACCCCAACTGCACCCTAGAGCTACGCACCTATTCATTTGCCTCGCTGTAGCTGCCTGAGAGAATCTCTCTCTGATTTGTATCACTCCACAGGTCTAATTTGTCATTAGCATTCTCTAGCTACTTGTAGTCAGTCAGTTATCGTGTTTTCATGTAATATTACCACTTATTTCTTGAGTCTCTGCGTGTTTGATCTCGCACCCGCTCGCTTGTCGCTAACGCTCCTGATTCGCTTCGCTATTCGCTATCGCTGTGAGAGATCAAATACTCGATCCTCAGAAAGGTAATATAACTATGAAAACTAACGATAAACTAACTAACATACAAGCACGCAAGAGAGATGCAGTAATGACTGCATTAGCTGTGGAGTACAAACCAGAGATCGAATTTGACGATTTATTCAATGTTGAAGTCGATCTTAGTTCAGCTATCGCTAGAACTGACTATCGTATCAAAAGTTTGCAAAGCAAACTTGACGAAGTCAGTCAGCGCTTAGCTAAACTAGCTGACGCTAATGGCTCTAGAATCAACACTGAAAAGGCTTTTATGCAAAGCCTCGAAGTTTTGGGAAATCAACTCCAAAGATTAGACGACTTAAAAGCTAAGTACACTCACTCTTTGGAACTATTGACTATTAAGCGTTCAGCTCTTGTTGATTTCTTTGCCAAAACTATCGGCAAAGCCTATGTGCCTTACTCAAGCAAGGCACGCCCAGCTGAAAAATCAGCTGAGCAACGCCAGTTGGCACTTCAGTGGTTACAACAAAATGGCTACAAGTTAGATCCTGTTATTAAATAGTTTCTAGCTATCAAAGTTTACTTAGATATCTGGGTTTAATCAGCCCAGATATCCCTTGAATTAAGTATGGTGGGGTTTCCCAAAAAAAACTGGCTCACTCCGTTCGCCAAAGAAAGAACCGAATGAGCTTTCAAAGAAAGGAAGTAAAATGGAATATACTGTACTAACTAAACAACAGCACGAGGAACTATGTGATCTTGGTGGAACTTATAGTGATTTATACAAAGATTTATACGGTATGCGACCTCGTGGTGTTTATCCTTCAACAGTAGAAGAATACAAGAAGGAAATCAAAAAGGTAAGTGAAGCATTACGAATGGAAATACAAGAAGAAAGAAAAAGAAAAGAGAGGATTAAAAACAGAAAACCATTTGTAAGTAGACCAATAAACAATCCATTTAAACTATTTTATGAAAGGAGTAAATAATGGAGATTTTATTTGAACTATTAGTAGGAGCATGGTTTGGAACAGCTGTGGCAATCCTAGAACTAAACGTAATCAATCCAATACTAGAGAGAGATTATATGTTTATTAAATTAATGGAAGATATGCAAATCAGAAATGAAATGCATTGGGTTCACGAGGAAGGAGAACTAAATGATTACATTTAAAGCAATCAATAAATATAGCGTTATTTACAATGGTAAAACAATAGACTATTATAAATTGACGTTTTTAAACGGAGATTTCAAGATCTTAACAGAAGAAGATTTTGATTTAATAAAACAGGAGATGATGTGTGATGACAAAAGTAATATGTCCCGAATGTAATGGCGAATGTTATATTGATGACGAGCCATGTCTAACATGTGATGCTGGATTTATGGAAGAAGTAAGTCCAGAAGATTACAACACTTCCGAAACGGATCAATTCATACTGAAAGGAGTAAAAGAAAATGATCTCATCTATCGCTAGGCTATCAGGCAAAGTAATCAGGTCTGTAGCAACAACCGAAGCATTTAAATATGCTAAAGGTAGAGCTGTATGGTATTACCATTTAGCTCTTAATCCAGAGTTCTCAAATACAATGACAAACTTATACAAGTATAATCGAGTCGAGAGAGAACTTAATCGTGATCGCTTTGATCGCACCGAAAAAAGAGTATTTCATATATCACCAGAAGGTCATGTATATGATGCTCGTACAGGTGCTATCATAGGCAATATTGATGATCCGAAAGGTAATCAATATGAACAACAACAGAAAGGAAACATTGATGCAACAGTCGCAGTTTAATGAAGAATTGTTAAAGTTGATATCTCATTTACAAGATAAAGTTCATAAATTGTATATGGTTAATCTAGAGTTAATAAAAGCATTGAAAGACAATGATTTATTATCTCCTCAAGAACGTATGCATTTATTAGAACTACAATCACTTGACGAGAAAGGAAAGGAAAATGGGAAAAGTAAAACAACTTAATCAAGACATTATAGATGATTTAGAAATGCGTTCATTATCTATTGGTGAACGCATGATGTACTTAACTAGTGCAATCATCAATGTAGAGATATTGATTAAACCAGAACACAAGTATAACAAAACCGAATTGTTAATACTTAATGGTATATTAAAACAGCTTAGATCTTTACGAGATACTGATCGACAAACCGAAGATCATATTGATGAAGAATTAAGTCGTCTTAAAACTGTTGGAATAGAAGATTTATAGAGATTTATCTAGTGGGGGATATTCTCCCCCACCAGAACAGAAGGACTTAATGTGTGATTAGAAAGGAATATACATGATAACCACAGAAAGTAAACTGCACATAGCAGAAAACTGTAACATTGTCCCCAATATTCGTGAAATTTATTACCACGATTTACAGAATGGCGATTGGGAACAAATACCAGACAAGAAAGCATTGTTCAATGATGATAAATATATCGCTACTATGAGCAACGCATCAGCCGAGAACCTCAGGACTTATCCTGACTTTGTCAATATGTTGAATCAAGGTCTTATGGAATCTAATTCATTAGATCTAGACAATGTAGAAGTACAAGATGATATCATTGATAATGGTGGTAAATTCAGTCGTTTAATTACATTTCATGGTACGACTACTACCTTTGGCAAAGATACATTGAAGCTCCGATTATGGGCATGGACTGCCTATAATCTACGTTGGGCTGAACAATTTATTTTCGGTCCAATCATTGTCTATTGTCTTAATGGTTGTATGAGAGCCGACTGGAAGATCAAAGGTATGTCTAAAAAGAATTGGAATACCAAGACTTCTATCGGTGCTTCTGATATATCCAGAGCCTTAGACTCTTTCAATCAATTCCCAGAATGGTTTGAAACAATGGCTAGAAAACAGATCAAACAAGAAAATGTAAGATATTTGTTTGAGAATACACTAGCTCAAATAGATGATCCTATTCACCCTAGAGTGTCGGATTATGCTATGTCAGAACTATCTACTCATTGGGAAACTTACAAACGTAGATATGGTGTAAACATGTATGCTGTTTATCAAACTGCGACACACTGGGCTACACACCCAGAAGGTCGTGGACAGCCTATGAATAAGTTTAGATCACGATCTGACAAAGTAGCATCTATGTTGCAATCAAAAGATTGGAACACTTTACTTGCTGCTTAAATTATTATATCAATTCCTTATGGACTATGCCTTAGGCAAAAAATTCTATAAGGAAATTATACCCCAGTTTGTTGCGGCTCGTGAAAAGCTGGGGTATACTCAAGCAACAGTAGATGAAATACTGGGTGTAGCTCGAGGTCTTGTTTCCAAATGGGAAGTAGGCATACGCAAACCAAGTGGTTATCTTTTCTGTTGCTGGGCAGATGCATTAGGCTGCCAGATAACATTAACCGAAAGGAAAGACCATGAGGATAATATACTATCAAGATAAACTATTACTTAGTTTAACTAAATCAGAAATAGATGAAGCATATCATGCTAAAGGTAGACCAATAGAATTACCTATTGGAAACTTACTACCTTTACACAAAGATATTAATGATTCTATTAGTCAATATGTAAAGGATATACATTTCTATACTACAGATAATAACTATATTAAGAAGGAGAATATATAATGTACGATAATGATTATTGTGATGAAGATAGAAGTAAAAATATTAATTTATTTGAACATGCAGAAAGTCTGCCAATCTTCAACAAAGGCAGCTATCCAGCTTTAATTGGCAAACTAAGAAAAGCTGCTGCTGCTTATTTAATATATGCAGAGATTTCTAAAATAAATAACTCTATTAAAACTATTAAAAATTTAGTTGATAAGTATGAGTTTTCAGATGATTTCTGTAATATTGATGAGCTTAAAGGTTTCAACGATCACTATCCATTTAATAAACCTATTCGTGAAATGACTATTAATTGGTGTGATCTAACTGATTCTGAAAAGGAAGAAGCTAAACAAGAAGATGAAAACACTAAATGATATACTAGGAAAATATAAACGAACAGTATTAAAAGAAGAAGATAAATCTGTTAGCCCAATGACTGCTAAACAGATGAAACGAGATATAATACTCAAAGCTGCTAAGAAGTATTTTACTTATGAACAGTATAGAGGATTTGAATATTTATATAATTCTCAAAGAGTATTAGATAATAGAAAAGTTTATCATGTAGCAGAAATGCTATATAATAAATACAGAAAGGAACTTAATGAATGGCAACTAAAAAAAGAAAAGACCAGATCGAAATTCCAGCAGATAAGATCGAAGTAAGTTTTGGTGGCACAGATGCTATCAAAATAGTCAAGGGTGAATGGAAAGATATTTGGTTATTAAAAACAGGTAGAGCAGAACCTGATGATTTATCTAATGTATTACCAGTTCAAATGGGTATTCATACCGAATCATTTAACATTGATTGGTTTGAAAAACAAACTGGTTTTGAAGTAACAAACAATAACAAAGTGTATAAAAATGAAGATATACAATTTTTACACGCAACAGTAGACGGAATAATACATAAACAACAAGCTATATTTGAAGCTAAACATGTTAGTCCGTTTAGTGCAAAAGATGTGATTGATAGATATTATCCACAGTTACAACATTACATGTTAGTAACAGGATTAAAGAAAGCATATCTATCTGTGTTGATAGGTAATCTACAACACAAAATATACGAGGTTGATGCTGATATAGAGTTTATTCATAGACTTTTATATGCTGAAACACATTTGTGGGCTTATGTTCAATCTGATGTTCAGCCACCAGACTATGTAGACTTTGATGCATTTACAAAACAGAAGGAGAAAATCAATGGATTATCAGAACAAATCACAATATCCATACCAAGCTGGTTACAAGGCTCGATCAACTAGCAAAGAAGCAGCTGATAAAATCAATATGAAATATCCAAGACAGCGATATGCTATTGAAGATGTATTTAAATTTGGTCCAATGAATACATACACAGCTGATGAAATAGCAGACCAAATAAAACAAAACTTAATTAGTGTGAGAGCAAGAATAACAGAGCTATCACTATTAGGTATATTAGAAGATTCTGGTGAACGAAGAAAAAACAAGAATAACAGAAATGTTATAGCTTGGATTCACAAGGATAAATTAACTAAAAAGAAGGAGTTATATTTTAAATGAGTGATAACAAACGTATCTGGGACAGTTTCAAACATACTGATCCTAAATTTACCAAATCATTTAATAAGTTTGGTAGAGATTTAACTACAACTGATCCAATGTATCAGGTTATGAAAATGACCGATCAGTTTGGTCCAGTCGGTCAAGGTTGGACATACGAGGTATCTTACAATTATACAGATAAGAATGTATTTGCTGAACTTAAAATAGGTTGGCGTGAAGATACTGACAAAGACTTTAACTGGTATGGTCCAGTATCAGCAGTCAATCCTTTGTATAATACCAAAGGTACACTAGATGATGAAGCACCGAAGAAAGCTATGACAGATGCTATGACTAAAGCTATGTCGCATCTAGGTATGGCAGCTGATGTATTTCTAGGTTTATTTGACAGCAATAAATATGTTGAACAAATGAAACAGAAGTTTGCAACAGCAAATGAATCTAAAGTAAAGGAACTAAAGGTAGCTAAGTAATGCCTAGAAAAATAGTAAGAAACCATAAGTATTTTTATGGGAAGAACATAACTAATATTTCTATGACACCTGATAACAATATGTTTCAAATACATTATCAAGAAGGT